AAAACATTTTAAATCAAATAACTAGTATGTCTAACTGGCTTCTGGGAACATCTACTCATAGATGGCTTGCTATTGGCAAAACTGATATTGAAAAAGGTTTTATGTCCTTACGTAAAGGAGTAACGCTAAGTTATCTAGAAAAGAAAGAAAATAATAATGACTGATCTAAACGAGTATAGACAAAAACCATTTGAATTAACTGAAGACTTACTATCAGATATGACGCTTAATCAAAGCTTTGAGCTGATCAATTATATCCAAGATATTGTCCAGGTTCGTGCTGATGAACTCAAGATTCACATGGCAAATGCTAAGAAACTATCTGAGTTTATGCAAAAAGGTCTTGAGACAAAAAAAGTTCATTAAATATATTGACAGCATGTATAGTTTTAATTTAAAGTGTAATTGTAAACACATTGCGCGTGTATAAGAAGATTAGCAGTAATATCCGGTTGTGTGGTGTGTTTACGTTTATGGATGTGTAGCTCAAATGGAAGAGCAAACCTATTAAATGGTTAGGCTGGGGGTTCGATTCCGCCCACATCCACTTTATGTACATGTAGCTCAGTTGGTAGAGGGGGTAGGAATATTAACTTTTCAACTACATACTGAAAAGTAATGTTCTCCAGGGTCGTGGGTTCGATTCCCACCATGTACGCTAATTTAATATTAATATTCAGGAGTAAATCATGTTCGTTAAAGCTGGTAAGAATCTTATAAGATCAGAAGATATATCAAGTATCACTTATCAAATAAATTCAGTCATTAATATATCTCAATGTGAGTATTCCGCTAGATTAGATAAAGAGTCTAAACTTGAGGTATTTGTTAAAAGTGATAATCCTAAAGATGGATATTATGTGAATCTAAAAGGTGATCCTAATAATCTTGTTCTCACTTTAGAAGAAGGCGATAAGCTAATTGAAACCTTATATAATTTGCAACCATCTGATGCTTAAAAATTATGACGAACTTATTGATTTAATTCACAAGAATGATAAAAAAATCGAATCATTATTGTATATTCTAACTACGAAATTATCATTAGTGGATATTGTAAATAAAAAAATGTCGGAAGGCGTTTTGTGGAGAGGTATTAGTACTGATGATGTTGATCATTTGAATTTAACTCTTGCGCTTGCAAACCGGCAAGTTTATGAAAATAAATTACATGATTCTAAAGAATTTGAAACTAAAGAAGAGCCTCCAATAAAAAGAGGTAGGAATGCCTGTGAATTAATTGAACGAAGAAAAAAATATCTTTTAGATTTAACCCATTACTATGAAAATGCACCTGGGATGGATTGGGAGTATGCCCGCGCTATGGAACAAATAAAAGATTTAAATGAACTTACCCCCGTACAACGCGTTGAGATACGGCGTCGTAGAACACACAAGATTTTAGATGTTTTGATAAAACATCCTGTATTGGAAAATATATTTTTTAATATAATTGCCTTTAGTAAAGATAATGATAATAAGCCATTACATCCAATAGAATATCATTTAGGATGTTTGGGTGATTATATAGCTATGAATGATCTTAGTCATTATTCCAATGAAATTATTGAAGAGGAGTAACACTATGAGTGAAGATGAACTAAAACTTATGTGTAATATAATTCCTAATAAATTTAGCCCTAAGGTGCATAAGATTTTAGAAATCTTGTTAGATGATCCTTTATTGACCGATATTCTTTTTGATATAATTGATGATGACAAATCATTTCCATTAAAATTTCGTTTGAAACGTTTCTCTGAATATATGTTTATGACTAGACCTAGTTGGCATCCTAATGAAATTATTGAAGCTTTGAAAGCACGTAGTGAGTCTCCTATTGAGGTGAATCAATTGACAAATAAAGATAATTAGTCTATTGATCAATTTATAAGCCTACTACGCCTCTCGAAGAAGCGCACCAAGTGGGTATTCTAAACTTTTCCCTTGCGCGTAATATAATTTCATAATATCAATCAATTATGATTGATATGTTACAAAAATTCTCCCCAGAAGAAATATTAAATTCCCTAGCTGAAGCTAAAGAATATCAGAAAACGCAAGATCATATACATTTTAGGATGTATGACGGTAAGCCGTTTAAGCCAAATCAGAAACAATTAGACTACTTTGAGACCGGGTTACATGCCCGGGAACGGGCTTTAATTGCTGCCAACAGATTTGGTAAGACATTGTCTGTTAGTATGGAGGTATGCGCCCATCTAACAGGTATCTATCCTGATTGGTGGAATGGATACCGTTATGACCGGCCTCTTAATGTTTGGGTGGCTGGCGTAAGCAATAAAGAAACTAACCAAAACCTTAAGGCTTATTATGTAGGTGATGTGAATAAGATAGGCTGGATACATCCAAGTTTAATCCTTGATCATAAGCCACTTGAAAACCTATATCTCATTCGACATATATCTGGGGGTATCTCAAAGCTACGGTTTAAATCCTTTGAGCAAGGCCGTGAGGCTTGGCAAGCTGAAAAGGTTGATATTGTCCACCCTGACGAGGAAATGCCATATGACATTTACAGTGAAGCTTTAACGCGTACAGCAATTACAGCTGAAGGCGACCATGGCATGATCATGCCTTCCCTTACTCCACTGAAGGGTATGACTTTGTTTCTATTGCATTTTATGCAAAGAGAAGAAGGCGATGAAGAAGTTAAGAACGTAGCATCTGGTGAAGTTCATAATTCCATTGTTTATGTATCAGCAACGCATGATGATGCTCCACATATTCCTCAAGAAGAGAAAGAGCGTCTATTAAAATCTTATTCTCCGCATGAGCGTGAAGCTCGTACAAAGGGTGTTCCTTCCCTTGGTAGTGGTCTTATATATCCTATCCCTGAATCACAAATTGTAATCAGTCCCATCAAAATTGAAGATCATTGGCCAAGATGCTTTGGCATGGACTTTGGATGGCATAATACAGCAGCTATCTTCATAGCTCTCGATCAAGACAATGACGTTGCTTATGCATATGGAGAGTATCTAGCGGGTCATTTAACTCCTCAGCACCATGCTTACCACTTAATTAAACAAGGTGCTGATTGGATGCCTGGTGCTTATGACCATGCCGGTGAAAGTGCTACCCAAGACGATGGTGGCAATGTCGTAGAGCTTTATCAACAAGCTGGCATTAGGAATTGGGTTCCTGCTGATAAGAGATCGGTCAATAAGGGAATTTATACGGTCTTACAGCGAATGGAAACCGGAAAACTTAAAATATTTAGTACTTTAACCAAGACTTTAACAGAATATAGGATGTATGCGCGCGATGATAATGGTAAGGTAAAAAAAGGAAATGATCACTTAATGGATGCTATGAGATACGGTGTTGTCACAGGTTTACCAATTGCTAGAGTTAAGACTTCTACTCTTAATAAGTTTCGGATACCTACTCATCAAGATTCTGGTGGCGGTTGGATGAGGGTATAAATGCAAGAATTATCAGAATCTAGGCAAAAAGCTCTTACAGACGCTAAATTGCAAATGAACACTATGGGTGGCAACCTTCTTTATCAAACTTGGCGTAAAGAAGCCATTGATAGTTTTAATTTCTATGATGGTGTGGGTCAATATAGTCCTCAAGTCATACAGAAACTTGGCATTCGTAAGCAAGATGTCGTGGTTGTTAACAAAGTTAGAAGTATGATTAACCAGGCTTCCGGGATGGAAATCAACACCCGTGGTAATTTTGCGTTTGCTCCTCATTCTTTTAGTGAACAAGAAGAGCAACTCGCTAAGGCAATGACACATTTTGGTTATGCAATTCAAGAGAATCAAAATTATTCTTTTAAAGGTTCGTTAAGATGTAGGGATGAACTTGTTTGTGGCATTGGATGGTCAAGGACAGTTTATCAGAAAAATCAATTTTTCTATGATTATATTAATCCCCTTAACGTCATTTATGATGCGGATGATTTCTCCCCTCAGTTAGAAAATATGCGTGGCTTAATTTATATGCATTGGATGTCTCCTGATGATGTAAAGGTAGCATGGCCTAAATATGCAAAAATATTAGATACCATATGTCAAAATGATTTTAATGGCTCAGGTAACTTTACATCAGAATATTTTAATCGTAATTCGTCTTATATCCCTGTGAATAATATAGGAAGCAATGGGACAACCCTTCAGGTTAACGAATGTTTTAAAAAAGAAAAAGCAAACTTTTATTCTGGTCTTGATAAACAAGGGTACTATTTTGAAACATTTAATGAAGAATATGCAGAAAAAATAGCTAATAAGAAATCCGAGATTGAGGAAGAATCTGGTACTAGGATTATGCGTACTGTCTTCTGCAATGATATTCTTCTTGAGTATGGTCCATTATCTCCTAATTTGCCTAACCAGAAGGACTATCCACTGATACCTTCTGTTTGGTTGCGCAGAACGTGCGATGGCGTTCTTGTGGGCTGGATGGAAGATATGAAGGATTTGCAAAGACTTCTTAACCTTACCAAGCTTAAACAAGTAATGTCCCTTAATTCTGTAAGAGCACGCATTGATGTAAACGCAATTCAAGGAATGAGTGCGGATGAAATTAAAGAACAGTTGCAAGACCCTTCCGGCATCCTCTTTACGACAGGTAATGGCCCAGTAGAGATCATTCCTAACATTGACATTTCTGAATCAATGGTCAAAGCCTCTGAGCGTCTTGATTATGAATTGCAACAAGTGTCAGGTATGTATAGTGATTCACTCGGTGATACCTCAAATGCACAAAGTGGCGTTGCTATTAAAAGAAGGCAAATTGCTTCTTCTAAAAACTTAGCTTTTGGTTTTGATTCATTCACTCACGTTAAAAAACGCGAAGGCAAACTATTTATGGAGCTTCTGCAAGGATGTGGCCTAGAGAATATAATGGTTAATATTGTTTTAGACGATGATGAAAAAGATATGTTTGTTATGAATTTGGTTCGTGAGAGTGATGGAAAAATATTAAACGACATACGTACTTTACCTGCTGATATATACGTTGAGATTGTTCCGGATTATGACTCTTCTCTTGAAGAACAACGAGAGACATTTATGGAGGTAATGAAGAATCAACAGGCACCTTTGATGCTACAGAATCCTTATATAGCTAAACTTATTGGAGGTCGTGATTATAAAAAGCTAGCTGACGCTATGATGCAATTAAATCAGCAACAGGCTCAGCAACAAGCTATGGTTAAAGGTGGAGGATCAGAGATGCCACCATCTGGCGCAGGAATGCCACCCCCGGGCATCGATGCTATTAACCCTACGCAATTGGGTGCTGCTTAAATGTCTGATCCGAATACAATTCGAGTATTATCTTTAGATGGGGGCGGTATGCGCGGCATATTCGAAGCCAAGTTTATGGAGCAATTCGTACAGTTATGGGGTATTAATCCAAATGAAATATGGAAATATTTTGATGTTATCTGTGGGACAAGTGCTGGTGGACTCCAAGCTTTAGGTTATGCCAATGGTTTAAGCCCAACAGACATGTTGAACTTCTTTGTTGAAGATGGCCCCTGGATATTTTCTACATCAGATATATTGCCAAGTGTGCGAGCTACGACATTAGATAAGCTTGCCACAATGATCCTCGGTGGCAGCTTTTATCCCAACACAGCTTTTATTGAAAAATTAAATGATGTGTTTGGCGACCAAACCATGGCTGATATGAATACGAACACCTTAATAACTTCATATAATTATGATACCAACACCCCTACCTTGTTTTCTAATATTATTTTCCCCGATTCTAGTGGCCAGACAGAATTTGTTAAGAATGTTGGGTTGGCCACGGCGGCCGCTCCTTTATATTTCCCAAGGGCAAATTGGGGAACGTCCAATTATATCGATGGCGGAACTATCAAAAACAATCCGGCTATGTTGGGTTACGCTTTAGGACAAGTTGTTAAGCCTGTTGCTAATAGGGTGTGCATCCTTTCTATTGGCGCAGGGTTAGGAGAAATAGGATTCCATGATACGCCAACCCCTCCTCCTGATGAATCCAATATGGCATATATATTTAATCTTATTGGAATTGGTATTAGTGGAGGCCAAGAAACAGACGCAAAAGAATTAAGCCTTCTTGACCTTTATTCTTTGAATAACATGTACACTTACCGTGCCCAGACTCCTTTAGACCCTGCTGAAGACACTGAGTTAGACAATACCTCTCCAGAATTCATAGATTATATGACTACAACAGCAATTGATTATTTTCAAGATAACATTACGGCTATATCTAATTTCCTGGGGCATTTAACTATCTAATGAAATACCAACCCGGATTCACAGATTTTTTTATGAGTCCTGTTACGGGAAGAATCATTCTCCCGATGTTTCCAGACTTATATCAAAATTATGTCTGGATAGGA